AAATCTCCGAATACGAATATCTGCCCAGCCCTGATTTCTCAAGACCAGAACAGATATAACTTTCACAGCATTGACAGTACGAATGATTTCCTCAGTATTAAGATCTGGTTTACGAACAGTTTTAGTCGACACGTACTAACGCACCTCCACTAAATACATATGCGTTACCATGTTGATCGTACATCTTTGGTGTGTCATCTTTAACCTTATCCCCATCGTTATCAGAATCAGTAGCCGCCATTTTAGCGAATGTGTCACCATCTATTAAAGAATAATATAAAGCGTCAGCAGCATCTTTATTAACATCATAATGTTCACACTCAGTCTGCTGTTTCAATTCCTCATATAAACGTTTGTATTTATCAGCTTCAGCCTGTGCGTTACGAGTCTTAACAATCTCACGCTTTAAGTGAATCTTCAACATAACCAGATAATGTAATTTATCAACCGACTCGTCAACGATATGGTCAACAGTCTCAAGAATATCCCACACATCAGCACTAAGTGGTTTAGGATACTTATCAAGTCCATAACCTACTTGCTTACGTTGAGCCTGCATGATCTCCATTTTAGCTTCACGATATATCTCCGTCTCAGCAATAGTTTGATCTATAAGATCTTCAGGTGCCATTGGAGCTTCTTTCGGAACGTTATATCTACTATCGCCTTGTTGTGCCTTCTGTTTATTCTTCATCTCCTGCACCTTCAAATATGCTTCCAAATGTTCCACCGTAAACCCAGACGCAACTAATTCCTCAAGTGTTAGTTTATTATCGTTAATCATTTTTCATTTCCCCCGCATCTATTATAGTTTGTTTCCATACTTTTATAACGCTTTCGGCACCCGCCTTGTATCCTTTAGAATATACCCACTTTAAGGACACTCTAAAGCAAAAAACAAGAAGGGCAGTTGATATTACTACCCAAATTGCTTCCATATTAAGATCTCCCTCTTGCTATTTTTAAATGAAAGTTACTTAGAAGAACAAACTTTTGATAATCGGTTAGTTTAACACCCATCATCTTCTCGATGTATACTATTGTTTCATTGGTTATCTTCATACGATCGCCTCCACCGCAAACTGTGACCAAGTTTCAAGACTTTCGAATAACGGTTCTTTCTTTAGATCCTTCGATCGAATCCAATAACCCTCAAGTTGTTCAATTTCACGTACCGTAACTTCAGTATCTAAAGGTAGCTCTATTACCATCAGAATCCCAATATGATATAAGCCAGCATCACCATTATCGTCATTAATCAAGCCAACGATTTTAGGTTCTGGAATCAATCTGGAATCAATATCGATGTTTAACTCTTCTCTAAGCTCTCTATACAGATTAATCATAAGCGTGTGATACCATGTGGTAACGCCCTTAATACGATTCATATGTCCACCTACACCGATAGAAAGCTGGTCGTGTAAACGAGCCTCTCCGCCTCCAGAAAGCCTCTTATATACAAAAACTTCATCGCCACGCTTTAAGATCACATAAGGAATTGGCTGTTTCAATGTCTCGTCTTCCTCAGCATCCCCACGTCGAATTTCTTTGTACATCTTAAGATTATTCATAACATGTTTAACGCCTTGTCCATCAGTTAACACGCCTTGGAACGCATATGCTTCATTTTCAAACAACACATCTCTATCTACCGCTAAAATCATTTCATCCATTTTACCCATCTAAATCATCCCCCATTTATATTACGCATCCTCTAAGTCCGACTATTAACAAACCGATACAGAACCAAAATCCAATCCATTGTCCGTCTGATTTCATGCTATCTCTTAACCTCCCGAACCGGAAACCCATAGTCTTTAAGCTTACCTCGAATCTCCATGAATGTATATCTGAACCAACGTCTAGAATAAGTCCTATGATCCGCTAACCCACACTCATCGCTAAATAGCTCAGGTTTTTTCAAGTTCAACGGCTCACCTTCAGACAGTGCTAGCTTCACACAATATGCCGTAGTCTTACCAGTACATCTCTGCCAACCCAAAGAACTACCGTACAATAGAAATCCCTTTTGATTGTCGTAGAGTCTAATCCCCAGCGCTTTCTCAATATGAGGTAAGTAATCTACTGTTAGATCCCGCATATCAATTAACCGCTCTCAACGTATGCTTCGTATGACCATTACCAGATACGATAGTTTTACGAAATCTCTCATACGCTACCTTATCACTAAGATAAGCCCCAAATTTTTTACCGATATTAAGTGTAGCCACCTTACCTACCGGAACACCATTTCGCTTCCAGTTGCTAAGATTCTGAGATGATGTCCCTAAAAGATCCGCAATCATAACAAGAGATAACCCTGTAGCCTGTTGGAATGTTTCAAGCATTTCATTAAAATGTTGTGCTGTCATAATATCCTCTCCCCCGTTTATATAAGTATATTATTTCACATCAGAATCGATTTTCTCAACAAGCGCAACTAACAAATCACCATGTTTAGTTCGAACTACTTTTTCAAAACTAATGTTCAAAATTTCACTAATTCTTTCCGCCAGTTGGATAGCACCCTCAGACATTCCATAATCGCGCATTTCCTGTTTGTAGTCTCTCATTTCGTTTCCTCCTCTAACAATTCTAAAACTTCATTAGTGCCTGGACTCATATAACAAGCTCGCACATGTTTTAACGTTTCATCATCCATGTTACAATGTTTTTTTAAAGTGTTCTCCAAATGAGTCACATACTTAACGATATCTCCAAGATTGAAATAACCTTGTACGCCAATATCCATAATTAATCCCCCTATTCATCATAAAACATAGCGACCAACACTATCGATAATAACCCAAATATAATTACATACGACATATTAGTCGCCTCCGCTTCACTTACTATTGTAGTAGTCTCTCAAAATAATAATTAATAACACTATCAGACCTATTGTGCTTACGGAGAACGAATCCGCCTCTGCCCAGTTTATAAACATTGTTTAAGAAATTCGTTGAATTCAATCTCATATGTCACCGAACGATCAATGTTCCGGTTAGCGATCTTGATGGCTTGCTCCATAGATTGACGAGTCAAACCAAATAGACCGAAAGTAGCCCTTTCTTCATTGAAATATGTGTGAGTGTTAAGACGCTTTAATAAGTCATCGACTCTACGGCTTGGAGTTTCCAAATCAAACTCACTGAAGTCTAAGAAATACTCAACCCAATATCTAACCGTCTCGTTGCAGTTGTACTGAGCAGCTCTTGCATAGTGTAGAATAACATCGGCATATGATACTTCTTTAGCCCATCTAGATCCAAATCCGAAGAACTGTACGCGGAAGTCAATGATTGTAGTCTTTAAATCATGATCTCCATCGTTCTCAGGGTTGAATGGGAAGTCGAATAGGTTAACCATCAATTGATATGTATCCTCTAATGGTGCCCACTCTGCTAACTCCATCTTAATAAACTGTTGTCTTGCTTCTCTGCTACTTGGCTCGTGTCTCAAAACCATGTCCTCCTCTGTCATATATTCTTTTAATGGTCTGTTCAAGACCTCTGTATCTTCTTCGATTAATGGACTTTCTATCTCTTCGCCATCATAATTAGGTTCGTTGAAACTATGATTCCAAGACGCTATATCGTGAGCTTCTTCTCGTACTGCATCCACGTCAATGGGTTCTAAGTCTTCCAAAAGTTCTTCAAACTCCTGATTGGATCTACCTTTCTTCATCTGCTCTACCATGGCTCTAGCCTCTTCGGCAGTTATAGCTTCACCTTCGACTTTCTCTAAATCTTTAGATCTTTTGATAGCATAAATAGCACCACCAACGATCACTACAATCGTGACAGTACCGAGAATATGTTTCAGTTTCATTAGTTAACCTCCTAAAGTATCGTAATACTTATCGAACTGATATCGTTCCATATATGTTAAATCGCCCTTAAAGTTCCTTAGTACTACCGAACCAGAACTCATGACGATATCCCCAAATTCACAATAAAATATGAAGTCCTCGTAATCCTCTTCTTCATAGATATCACCGTTATCATATGCTCGTATAAACCATTCGGGATAATGAGATAGTGGTCTACCGGTTCGATATACGGTATAGCTTATACAATCTTCTTTTAATGCCGCTGTATAATCGTCCAATCTTAGATATAGATAATTAAAAGTTTCTTTACTAATAACAGCTACCCGTCCATCAGTAGTTGTAATCACAACTGTATAATGCGATTCTTCATAACCGACAGACGTTCCCCACATAGCCGCTATCATATATCGCTAATTCTTAACATTGTATAGTTAAGAATCTGATCGTAAAAATCATCATTGTAATCAGAATCGAACTGAGTGTTATGACCTTTATGAGATGTCTCCACATATTTGTCATGCCATTTCTCACCTTGTTCTTCAGGACACTTATTCCACATTACTCGCTCTTTACAATCGTGACAGGCGGATAAATAATAAGTAGACATCAGATATCCATCCCTTCATTTGGCTCAGGGTCATAGTACTTGAGAAACTCATCGTACCTCATACCCCTAATTTCTCCGAACTTATTACGTAAGAATACGCAATGTTCTTTAACTGTAGCTGAACCACCAGCCGATACAACTATCGAACCTCTAGTGGCTGTGAGATTTCGTTCTTTTTCGTCATATATAAAAATGGTTTCATCGTCTTGTGGGAAATTAAATGATTCCGTAAAGTACTCATAAAACCATGTAGGATAAGGATACCACTCAGGAATTTCTCCAGGCTTACACTCTACATAATCTATACAGTCCGATTGTAGAGCAGCCAACCCACTATTAGTGAAAGTACTAAACCTAAACGCACTATATAAATCACTAAAAACATCATAGTCTGTAACATGAATCTCACCATTAGGCTTTCTTAAGAACACTGAAAACTCTTCAACTAATTCTTTCTCAAAGTAATCAGGTCTTCGTTCTTCTTGTGGAATCCAGAAAGTGAATCTACTTTCATCCATATAAATACAGCGCTCTATCTCCTGTTCAAACCAGGGGGGATACTTTTCAGTAATCCCCTGAAAGATGACAAATTCTACATAACTATCTCTTAACGCTACTCGCATGATCCACTTCCTTAGTTGACAGAATAACGTCCATTGAACTCAACTTCATCATAGATGTAACGAGGTCTGCTCCAAGTAACCCAGATTTGCTCTTTAAGTTCGCCCATTTCTTCATCGCCTAACATAGTTACAACTTTCTCAATCTCGAAGCTGTCCTGAGTAGTCCATCCTAATAATGCACCAGCACGAATACGTTCGAACCCCAATGCTTCACGAACTTCATTTAATAGAAGAGTTCCACGTTGGAATAGGATCGTTTGCATACGCTCATTAATGGAATCGATGAATGCTACATTATATGTGTGGTCGTCAGAAGTGTACTCAGAGCTTTCGTCATACCATTGACCGATAGTGTGGTCGATATCTTTCTTAACTTCTTGAACAGTGATCTTAGTTTTACCGCCTTTACCCACAGTTTCTACTTCAACCTCATCAGTAGGTGTGATGAATTTAGCATAAGCTTCATCGCCATGTTGTTTACGGTATTTTTTCTCGAAGTAAATGTTACGAGCTTGTTGAGCAGCTAATGCACCAGATAGAGTTAAGATACGATTACGTTGGATTTTATGAGACATAAGAATAGCTGTGATTGATAGAGCACCAACAGTAACTGGAAGATAGATAGCTTCAGCAATAGCTTTAGCCACTTCTACTTTGTTGATTTCCTCTTCGTTATCACGCTTTTCCTCGATATCTTGTACCACCGCTTCAACTTTATCGCGAGATTTGTAAGCCAAATAAGCAGTTGCTCCAAGTCCTACTACACCAACGCCTGTGAAGATAGCTGGAGAATGTTTAGCCAATGTGTGTCCTACTTTTGCGAATGTTTGTTTGATTGTCATTTTAAAAACTCCTTTTATATGTTTTATAGTTTTGAATACAAAAAAGAAAAGAGTATGATAAATTACCACTCTTCACTATGAGCTGTGTTTTTCTTGCGATCTTCTAACTCCTTATTATCTCACTAACCAACTTAACATTTTAAGTTTCTCATCGGTTGTTAATGATAGCCAATGTTTAGCTTTAACTCTCATCCTGTTAAAACCCCACTTTCGTTATAGTTATCGTATTCCTCTTCGGTGATTTCCCGCCAGTCGTCTAACTTATACTGTCCAGGATACCACCGATTCATACGACTTTGCCAATTATGCGGATGTTCGATTGTTACTTTACTCGATAAACCCATCTCGCTATGTGTATACAGAATAATGTAAAATTGAACAATGGTTAATCACCATCCTTGATATGATACTTACCCATATAAGACTCCAATGCTATCTCTCGTATCTTTTCAATTAGATCTTTTGATACGTTATCTTGTGGAGTCCAACATAATTTGATAATCTCATCGAGCCCTTTTCTATAACCTTCGTTCTCGCGCTTTACTCGCCACCCACAATTTATAGGATGACTTTGAGTTCCTCGCTCTTCACCAAGCTTATCTTCTACTTCACATACGAAACAAGGTTCTTCTATTTTAGAATATGGTCTCATTAAAATCACCCCTCCAATGCATAAGATGCCCAAATGGAAAACAGTATCGAAATATACAAAATGATATTGAGTAATAACAGTTTAACCATCAAATCACCTCCACTGGTGGGAACTTGATGATATAGCCGCCACGAATAGGAACGATACTAGCTTGTGAAATGGATTCGATAGTCCAACCATAATTGTTATCAGTGAACTTTGAAGGAACTCCAATTAGATCATAGTACTCAGCAACAGATACTGAATCGTACATATCTGCATGTTCTGTAAGAGCCGTTAATACATGAGCCGCATCATAACGTTCTGTAATAGTATATTCTTCTACATCAAATCTAGCAGAAGGTCTAGCGATTTTACGTTCTTCTCTTTCCGAACGCTGATTACTACTAGCATATCTGGATGTGTAATTAGTATTAGGTCTATAGCCTGAATGGTTGTTAGGATATACCGAACGCCCTCTATTGGGATTCTTCTCACCATACATAACCATATTAATACCGGAAGTCACAGCATCGACTATGATATTCTTAATAGCCGGTTTCACAATTTCTTCATTAACATAAGCCCCAATGCTTGGTAATCCTTCAGGTCCCAAAACGCCTGTAACAAGTCTACTGATAAGACTGCGTTTAACTTTAGTAGGTTGAGTATTAACTAACTTCTCCAACTTCTTCTTTTCTGTCGGAGCCTGTTTAACCTCTTCCTCATGCTTCTGAACCCTCATATTATCCTTAGCTTCTATCTCGTTGTATTTCTTAACCATTTTACAATCATCCTCCCCAATTTTGTTAAGCTGTTCTTTCTACATCTAATTCCATGTATATTTCACCACTAGCCATTGTTCCAATAAATCTATATTTTTTTAAGAAATTATAATGACCATCTTCTACGTAAATCTTACCATTGAATCTTTCAATCTCTGACAATATATCAACTATATCTGGATCTTTAGTACTACTTATACGAATTCGAATAGCACCTGGTAATATAGTGTAATCGTAAGTGTCCAACTTAGCCAATCCCATATTTATACCTCCTTTCTAAAGAAAAAAAGAAGAGAGTTAGTTAAACTCCCCTGAACAATTTCGTCGCGATACTGAACGCCTTTGATGTGATTATATCAGTCTTCTCATGTTTAAGAACCATGATTACTGAGGAAATACCTACTACTCCTGATATAACAGCCGCCGCGTTAGATTCCTTAGATCTCACCTCAGATAGTTGACTTCGTACTTTAGTCAAGTCCTCAAGTTTACGCACCTTCGCTTCATATTCCTCATCGATTTGAACAGTAGCTATTATTTTAGCCAGTTCTTCAATTTGTTTATCAAGCTCGACAACTGCATCACTTAAAACCTTGTCTTCCTTTCCTTTTGTCAAGTTTCCTCGGAGCTCTGTTAAATCCTTAAGCTTCCTGATTGTTACTTCATATTTCGTATCTTTCCCAATACCCTCCAATTCTTTACTGAGTTCCCCTATTTGTGCATCTAATGCTTCAATATTTTGCCGTAGTTGTTTGTTGAACATCTGCAACCGTCTCCTCTCGTTTCATTATAGGATGTGTTTTTATTTCGACTCTAATCCCATATACAAATGTAATAAGCTAGCAACTGTGCCTAACGAAATTGTCCACTCTTCAAGAGCTTCATAAGCTACGAAAGTTGAAATGACGTTCCCCTCGTCATCAAACTGTGGATTCATAGGTTCAATATAACGGAACCCATTTTCATTAGCCATAACTACCAACATTGTCTTTCTCTCTGGTGCAAAGTGTAATAATTCCCCTGGTTGTACTACTATCGTTTTCATTTAATATTTTCCCCCGTTTTATATAATAGAAAAAAAAGAAAGAGAGTGTTATCCAAACTCCCCTCAATCTTTCATGTAAATCACATTAGTTCCGCCTTTTTCAACACCATGTTTGAATCCTACCAAATATGCTATACCCCCAACTACTAACGGCGCTGCTATTAATACGGCTGTTGGAATCTTGGTAGTTTTCTCCTCCAAGTCAATCTCCGTTTTAATCTCAGGTCCTTCATCGTTATTAGCTTTCTTTTTATTCCCAAACAATTTTGGCATTTTCAATTCTATCGTGTGTTTCATAAATTCATCCCCTTATATGTAATTTCCTCATTATAGGGTGTGTTTTTACTACGAAGCAAAACAAAAAAGAGAGTGATGAAACTCCCTCAATCAATCTAGACTACTCCGTTACTTCCTTTTTGTCTAAATCATTAAGAATTTCATCTACCTCTTTATTCTTCTTTGTAAATAATCCTCCAGATCCTTTCTTTTTACCGCCAATAACATCATCCAATTTAATGTTCTTGATACCATCGAATCCATCTTCAAAGCCTACATTTATAGCTTTCGCTGCTGTTTTTAAAGCAATAGCTTTAACGCCTTCCACTACAATAGCTTTTCCAAATTTCAATCCGACTTTACCAAAACCTTTTAATTGTTCTTTATCAATGTTAATGTTCATATATATCGTCTCCTTTAGAATTATAATTTTCTTCATTGTCCCTCTCATTATAGTCTGTGTTTTTCTTGCGATTTTCATCGACTGTTTCTATACCGACTATAACCATATTACCGTTTTCATCTTTTGTTACAGTTATTCGAGAAGCTATACATTCTTTCTTATCGAATCTCATGTCCCAAAACAAACCCATGTTTCTCCCCTCCCGATTGTATAAGGACGTTAATCGTCTATATCTGTAACTGTGTAATCGAATATGTCTATAACATTATCCATATCCTTAACTTTAAATAATGGTTCAATCTCACTACCTTTATACACCATATAGATACCAAGCCCTATGGTTACATAACCAGCAGTTTGTAATAACTTTTTCTTAACGTCCAAAGATATCACCTCTTAGCTCTCAATGCTTTTACGAACTTGTTTGACCATCGACGCGATTTCCGATACACCTTTCGAATACCCTTCACTAAGTCCTTGCGCATATCCTAATTGAGCCCCCTTCGCACGTCCTAATAAATATAAACTTGCTCCGATACCTAACGCTACTAGTACGCCTTTACTATTGTTAGCGTATTTTTGTAGTCTAGCTTTTACATCAGTTTCAACTTGGTTGATAGTTTCGTTTTCCATGTTATCACCTCCTTTCAAGTTTACGAAAAAAAAAAGAGCACGAACTATTTTTAGTTAGTTCATAAACTGTTTATCACCCCCACCCTACTCGTCCTCTAATGGTGATTCATCTGCTCTTCATTATAACGTATGTTTTTCTTGCGAATTCGAAGAAGAAAAAAGAGAGAAGGTGTTAACCCTCTCAAACATTAGTAGCTCTATGTTCCATGAATTTACTGCATACGTGGTAAATGAACTCTGGACTGAATATGTCTCTGTTAGTATTAGTCGTACACCATTCCTCATAATATTGAGTTCCGTGCGCTTTCACCCAAAGTGTATATTCTTCCATATGTTCTTTATGTACCTCAGTAATTACATCAAATTGCTCATCTGTAATGTTGTTCATAATTAAACATCCCCCTTTTATCTTCTTCATTATGGGCTATGTTTTTATTACGAATAACAAAAAAAAGAAGAGGATCAGTTATCCCCCAAGTTAAGCATTTTTAATCGCTTTCAAGTTGTTAATTATGTTATATACAATGTTAAGTCCAATAACAGTCCCATATACGCCTAGTCCCGCTTTAGCACCACTTTTCACATCTCCTTGTGTAACCAAAGATTGTGCAAAAGCGACTCCTATTGCGGATACGTACGTCATTGGGTGTTCCATTTGTACCTTAACGCTCTCAACAGTAATATCGCCAACTATTTTAGCTTTACTTTTGAATTTATTAGTCTTCTTCTTTTTCCCCATGTCAGTCGTGTTTGTATTCTCCATTATAAACATCTCCCTCCATTTGTTCATAATAGAGCGTGTTTTTCTTGCGAGAAAAAAGAGAGAGCTTGTTTAGCTCCCAGAAGTTTATTCGCCTTTATTGATTTTAATAGATCTAACTACAATCACTCCGATCACTACTCCTGCCGCCGCTGAACAATACCCAGCTCCAAAACCTCTAAACCATTCTTTAAATAATTGTTTATCGTGTTCGAACTCGATCTTGTTAAACGTCGTTACTGCATCATGATCTCCAAATTTCATAGCTTCCTCTCTTTTAACATCAAGTGTTGGCTCTTTAACTTCTTTCTTCTTAAACATATACATCTCTCCTCTCATTTTCATTATAGTATTTGTTTTTATTTCGAAGCCATAGTTCCCAATGTTAAAATACGAACGTGATCCTCAACAGCTTTAAACTCTTTATTAGCAAAATGGGTTGCTCGACAATTGGGACATCTACTTTTCAACACCTCGTTTCTACCACCTTTAATCAAATGAATATAAGCCGCCAATTTTGTTTCACACTTACAATCTACAGTATAACTTTGCATAATAATCTCTCCCTTTTATCCTAATATTTGTATTTTCTTTAATGAAGTAACTGGAACTATAGCTTTATCATTATTTCGGTTAGACAACACAGCCATACCTCTATCGGTTACTCGTTCCACGTACCAATACTGTCCGTCATATAATACATATTTATCCATAACCATCCCCCTAATGATTAATAAAAAACAAAAAAAAGAAGAGAGGTGGCTCACCTTGTAACCATTAAGTTGTTCCGTACCTCGATAGCCGTCGGCTAAACTTTCAAGGACAACACCTTTCTCAGACTATACCGGTCGCATATAGTCCTCTTCTTCATTATGGGCTATGTTTTTATTACGAAAAAAAAGAAGGGTTGTGAAACCCCTGAATGGATCAAATAGTTTTACGATAGCTTTCTAGCAATTCCCTAGCTAGTTCTTTAATATCTACCGCATTCTTCTTTTTTCCTTCAGAAGTCATCTCTACAACCTCTTCTTCCTTATTGAGTTCTTCACTCAACTCTTCAACCAATTTAAGTTTTTGTTTTCTACTCATAAATTTTTTAATTCCGAATATACCTAATCCGATTACGCAAGTCGCAATTCCACCGATAATCATACCATTTCTACTAGTAATGTTTAGTCTATCTATTAACTGAGCTCTTTGAAATTCTTGTTCTAACGCCATTTCAAATGCTTCATTAAAAAGATCTCTAAACGCTTCTTCAGTAAATTTAATACCTTTTTCCTCAGCATTGATCTTTGCATAATCATTTAATCTATTCAAGAAATCATCTAATTTTTTCATATTAAACATCCCCTTTCATTTTCTATTATAGGACATGTTTATAATACGAAAAAAAAAGAGAACCGAAGTTCTCTAAGATGTTAAGCTCTACCGATATTGATAATATCCTGTCCAATCTCTAAAGTGTGCTCTACCATGTTTAGTGCGTCTTCTCTATTGACTGCTCTAACGGTAACGTCACTTTTATCACCGTCTTCAGATTGTACAGTTACTTTATACAAATATGTCGGTTGTTTAACGTCTTTCTTTTTGTTCTTGATTTTACCATAAATCGTGAATGCTAAAGCTGTTCCTATTACTCCAATTGCTGCTCCGGTTAATAAATGACCATTTTTAGTAGCTAACTCTCCTATTGCCATATCTCTTGCTGTGAACATCATGATAGTTTCTTTATTCGCATCATCTGTTTCGCCAACCTCATCCATTACAATAGCTCTCGCTAGTCTACCAAACTTTTTCGAATTATCATCCGCCAGTATTTGTAGTTTTCTTAATTCCACTTTAAACATCTCCTTTTATAGTTTTCATAATAGGATATGTTTATCTTACGAAAAAAAAGAAGGGTTGAATCCCTCCTAAGTTACTTGACTTTCCGTCTAAATTTAGACCGCCAATTGTCTTGTTCCTCAGCAATGATTTCAACTTCCTCCATTTTCTTTTTAAGTTTGTGTTTCTTATATGTACTAACTCCTTTAACTCCTAACATTACAGTGCCCATCAATACTGCTCCGATAACAATACCGTTTCTACCTGCGAAGTCTAACTCATCTAAATGTTTTTCTTTAGCTTTCATAGCTTCATCATATAGTTGAGTAAATGCTTCTTCAGTGAAACTAATACCTTTCTCTTTAGTATTGATTTCCTGTAAGTCATTCATCCAAGTGTCTAGTGTTTTCATATTAAACATCTCCTTTTAATTTTCTATAATGGAGTATGTTTTTAGTGCGAAAAAAGAGTAGTCTAAGTTTTGAACTCGACTACTCTCAACGGGTTGTAGATTATCGGATTAACCCCACGTACTCTTCACCGACTGCATGACCAGTACTTACCCAACCATGAACGCCATCAGCGAATGCGATTTGTATCCACAAGTTTTTATAGTTACTAATGATGTTATATACTTGACCCTTTTTAGCTTTTCCGATTTTATCATATTCTTCACCTGGACCAGTACGAACATTCAATACATCTGCCCAGATTTCAAGCTTACCGATAAATCCTCCTGTCGAAGAAGGTTCGTCTGATAGAATTTCTCTAACACGAGCTTGTACAGCATCATATTGAGACCCTAAAGTAGCCTTACGAACATCACCAACGCCGTATTTACCATCAATAACTTCATGAGCTAGTTCATCGATAGATTTTACTTCTGGTGTCGTAGATTGAGCAGACGGATTATATGGTTTAATCTTCTCACCATCAACCACATTATAAAGCTCGAAATGAGGATAGTCTTTGAATGACTTCCAGTCTCCGCCCCATTTGAAACCTTTAGCTTTCATAGCTGCGATAATCTTTTTGAAGTTATCGTCCACTTCCCAGATAGCTTCGTTACCATCATCGGAATATTGGAATAAGTCAACAGCCACTCCATAGTTATGGTTGGATTGACCACCTTTCGCATTCGTTACAATCTTACCAGGAGCCGTACGACCTTGAGCATATAACGCATTTTGTTGTGCGATTGAACGGTAAGCAGGGTCAGAAATACCGATGTAAACACCTTGTGCGTGCATCTCTTTGATGACTTCACGAACTTTATCAACAGTCTCAAGATTCATACCAGGGTCGTTCAACTTCCGATTCGCTCTTTCCATTAACCAGTCTAATGTAAGTGTCATATTAACCTCTCCTTTTTGTTGTTATTTTGATTAACTATCGTACGTGCTTGGTCTGTTATTCTTCACAATAGCACCTGCTGCTTTTGCCGCTACGATATCACTTGAGAAAGCTATAAGTGTGGCACCGTTTGCCGCATCGATACAGTCATTGTTCTGCATACGTAAGTTATTTGCTGCCCTAACCTGATAACCAGTATTCGTTTGTCCTGCAATAGCATTTGCTTCAATCTTATAGAATCTTGTAGGTGCGGTACTGATATAAACACCTCGTTCAAATGTGCCTACGGCAGTACAGTTTCGAATAAATAAATCGGTTGCCGCTACAGAAGCAGAGATACGTATCGGACTATTTATGTTTGTACCACTCGACCCAAGGGTTACGTCGGAATCATAAGCAACATCGATTGTACCTAATGCGTCAATGAATACCATTGCGTTACCTTTGAATTTAGTTCCTTTAACAGAGACGTTTTTAACGTTTACTCCACCAGTTGCACCATCAGCGGTCTCCGCACGAGCAAGTAATCCGTAAATCAAACCACCAGTATCGTTGTTTTCTACCGTACCACCAGTCATAACGAAGTCTTCAGCCCCTCGACTCATACCAACTGCATATTTAGTCTTGGTTTTGATATCGGGATTAATGATGGTCATTCGTTTGGATAATGTCTTCATACCAATAGCAATGCCTTGACCACGATATTTAGGATTTACAATAACATAATCGTAGTCGGCATTAAAGTCGGAGTTACCCATTGCCCAACCTTCAGAACCGCTATCCATTCCAAAAACTTCATCATTTACACTCTTACATCTTCTGGAACCCAATCCGTGCATATAGAATGCTACGCCGTAGTTATACGATGCTGTGTTGTTTTGAGACTTACCATCATAACTTCTTGCCCAGTCAACCAAATGTCGGGAGTGAAGAGCATGGTTATTTTCCGCCAAACCACCCCAACAGTTATCGTATTTAACTACGTAACCGTGTCCACCGCTTGTTGGTCTGAATGGTTTTTGTGCTTGTATTCTTCCTGCATATCCGTTAACACATCTATGAAAGTTGACAACATGTAACTGCCAGCCATCAACCGCAACGTTATCGACAACAGGTAAAACACAATACTGAAATTGGAATAGATGTGGGTCTCCAGCGTTGGCTGTACTTGAAGCAGCTCCTGGATCAACCTCAGATATTTTACCCACATTGATAACTCTAGGACCTTTTAACATGTTAATCTTTTGTACGAATGGGGTTGTGTTGTAATCCCACTCCGCAGGTTTCGCTAAAGTGATAGTGTCACCTGATACACTCCCGACTATGTTTATCTCATTTTGTCCTACATAAGTATATCCTGTACCGTCCCATGATGGAACTGATTTGGAATCGCCTAATAAGATATAATCATACTTAGCAAAGTTCGCACCCATACCAGTTGGAAGTGTTATTGTCATACCCTTTTCTGCAACGTTCGCTGTTAAATTGTATTGCGTGTCCAAGGAACCTTTAAACCAGAATACAGGGGTTCCCGTCACACCGTTCGTTGTGGGATCTACCACAAGGTTTGCACCATTAACATCTATGGTTAATGCTTTTGTAGAGACAACACTTTGTATATTGTACGTAATGTTAGGATCAAATACGATTTTAGCGCCTTCAGGAGAGTCATCAACCGCTCTTTGTAAACGAGCTGTATCATCTGTTTCAGCTCCCTGCCGTTTGTAATCTTCAATATAGACAGTAGCGTTGTTTACAATATCAATTTGTTCTACAGGTGAGAAGCCTGAACTACCGTTCCCTTTTCTATAACCCATGCGTTACACCATCCTTGAAACAATATATAACGTGGAGCCTGTTACGGTTACTGTTTTGCTAGGTGTTCCAGCAACCTCATACTCCACAATATCCCCTTTTGGTACAGTAATATTAATACCATTAACGTTAAAAACACCGTCATTAGTTGTATCGCGGTTGTAGATTTCAATAGACATAATATCCTCTGTAAATGTTAACGTTCCAGAGACGGAATCCGCTTGAGTCTTTTGTTCCGCAAGCATATTCCAAGTTTGCTCGATAGCCATTTTCTCCATAGGTTTATTAGTCCTACGGTCCATCTCCATAGCTTGAGCATATGAATCTAATTGTTTATCGTATGCCATGAGTCATTCTCCCCTTTTTGTTGTTATTTTGACTGTATAATGGTCAACGGTTCACCTCGTCGCGCTCCTTGGCTTCCCGCTCGTTACCGCGCTTCTACTGACCACAATGTTATAGAGTTCCTGAAGCAGTTACAGACCATGAAGAACCATCGTAATCTACTTCACACCACTGTCCAGCCGATAAGTTCTTAAGACCAGAACCAACGATTAGGTTGAATGCTCCTGTAGCCGCTGCTGTTCTTACTATTCTAAATCTGTCACCATTTATCACTTTACCAACCGATGTATCAAGAGTGATTGTTCGATCAACAGTTAATGGTGTGTTCCAGATTTGTGTAGGAGTGGATGATCTAGGCGTAAGCGTTACTCCCACGTTACCATTAGTAGTTATTGGTCTAACACTAGCCACTAAAGAGCGATAGTTGATGACAATAGAACCGCCAGTAACTTCTGCTAATTGTGGAGGAGTCGCACTGTTTACACAGCTAATACCATCAACATTAAGCACTACGGCTCCACTACCTACACGAATGATACCGTTTAAGTTTGGCGAACCGAATGGGTTAAGTCTTACTTTATAGTTTTGTAGGTTAAATTCGGCAGGTGCTCCATCGAAACGTAATCCAGTGATAGAGGTTGGTGTGTCGAAGTAATCCGCAAAACAGTCGATCATATTGAAACGTCCGCTAGTTAAGTTGAATTGGTAAGGTGTACCGTTGAAACGAGCTGATACACAACCTTTTAACAACGTAACTCCACCACGCAAATAGAAACCTGCTTGATAGTATGGAACGTTTACTGTGCTACCATCGCCTTTAGCAAAGCAATCAACAAATTCTAATCGTGGGTTGTTAGATACAGAGCTTGATTCTTGTTTGAATCCATACTGTTGATAGTTGATTGCAGTACAGTTAATATAACGAGTGTAATGTACAAAGTTAGATTCATACATAACACCGTTCTCAGTAAATCCAACAACAGAACCGTTATCATGACAGTTGTCGTAGATTGTTCCGAATCCCCTGTTTTGGAAACCTTGAGAAGCTGTAGTATTTCGCAATCCAGAACGTGAATTTATGGAACGACAATTCTGGAAAGTTGTAAAGTAGCAACCTTCATGCGTATCGAAAGACGCACTAATAGCATCTTTAATTACAGAGTCATATACTGTGTTATGTTTAATGGTTCCGATTGATAGAGGGTCCATGAATTGGAAACCGCCCCATCTTACGTTGGTTGTAAAGGCATGTCGACAGTTACCACCATTTACACGAACCATACAACCCTCAGTAGCCCCAGATAGTTCGATACCATATCCATAAGCGCCTTCAGATTCATTCGCATTATTAGGTAATTTCTTGATGAATACATCAAACTGACCTTGGTAACACGATTCAATCCTAAAACCGCGTGTCCATGCTGACTCGATTGTGAAATTCTTAACAACCGGTTTATAAACACCCAACAGGTTAAATGTGTCTTTTCGGTTTGCAGAACCAACGATAGTGTCTACATCACCATCAGCTTTAACTTTCAACCCATCGATAATGAACTTCTTATCAGTAGGTACTTTTCTTAAAACTGGAGATGTTGTGTATGTGTCGATGAGTTTACCTCTCATGATTAAGTAAGGAGTCCCGCTAGATACACCTTTAGTAGTCCCACCGACTTGTAAGTTCTCACCAGATATGAAGTCACCAGTTACTTTACCGAATACTAGCACATTATCAGAACAAGATAGAATTAACGCTGTAGCCCCACTTGTGGCACCAACGATTGTATCATTTTCAACAAACCCGCCATTCACAGCGCCCGTATAATCTAACCCAATTCCATGAATAGGTACGAAACCAGCCTGCCAAACTTGAATGGTAATACCTTTGTTTGATGTCATTTGGGTTGAGAATGGGTATAAGTCTTGCGATACGATATGGTATAAATCACCCTGTTGAATACCAGCAAGTGAGCCAGGGATTACAATCTTTGTATTCACTTCTGTAGAGATACCAGTCGCAGGAAGACTAGCTCCAATCTGTACTGTACCGATACTCGTAATGTTTATAGCTGGACCTAGAGTCCGTTTAACCCGCATTACGTTCTTAGCTTGTTGATGGATTAACGTACCAGTTCCAACAAGATGTATATCTTCATCTGTCAAGTTAAGAGATACGTTATAAACCCCATTACAAGTTATAGGTTTACCATTTGCCGCCGCTATCGCATTTACAAACGCTTGTGTATCATCGGTTACACCAGAACCCCCAGCGCCAAATTGTTCAGGGGTAATGATGGTTTTCTTTAAATCCGTAACCTGGGCAAATGCCACTTTACCTAAATCTGCCATTATTGAATCAATCCTCCATCCACGTTAACGTTACCGCCAGCGATAGATACAACGTTTGCTTGAATGGTTGTGAAAGAAGGGACTGAGACGCTATAAAATCCAGATGCTGTAATATTACCAGTTAAGAATACACTGTTTAACTCATCCCAAACTTTTAGATTACGAGGCGTTCCAGAAGGACCCACTACCTGAATTTGGATAGAGAATGATGAAGCAGTTCCCCAAACTTCGAATACGTAAGTCTTAAACGATTCTACTAATGGTTTAAGAGAACCTATACCAGTTACTGAAACAGTATCTAGTAGTTTAACATTATTACCTGCTAATTTAACATCACCAATGGTTAAGCTAACCTCACTAGCTGTTATTGTAGTAGCTACTTTTGGCATTGGTTTACCAGTTATGTCGTCGATCTCCATAGCATGAGGATATTGATTCAAGTCTGCCATTGTTTATCCTCTCCTTTTTGTTGTTATTTTGACTGTATTAATTACCCGTAAGTAATCTAAGCGTAATCCAATCGGTACCTAGAACATGAGAACTTCCGGTTGTAAGTCGCATCCATTTTTCAATTACGTATTTACTTCCTGCTGTACCTTGCTCTGTTTTGTTCGTATTTACAACCTCGTCTCCAGCATTATACGATCCAGATGTTGGCATTGCTGACCCTGTAAATCTTCGTTTACCGGCTTCTTCCCAATAATAACGGATGTCGTTATGCTCACGAACAAACGGTTGAATTGGTGTTACAGGGAAGTAATCTGAAGCGTTAAACAAGTTAGCAAGCATACGAAATCTTCTCGACTTAACATATGCGGGTTCAGCTATTGTACCATCACCATAGTATTTACGAAGTGTAGGTGATCCGGTTATCGTATTATCACGTTCCCAAACGCCATCAACTACCACATTTGCGGTTCCACCTAACGTTAGAAATGCATAACTTGGGGCTTTAGCGGAATCGAAATTAGAGAATACAATCGTTGCGTTATTAATGGAAGCCGTAGTACCTGAACCATCAACTGCGAAAAACGAGCCAAGATTAAGATTAGGTTCATATCCTTCGAAGTGAACTCCGTTAAACGACATATTTCCACTACCAGATATAACGATACCTTTTCCATATAAACCGTGTTCGAGATTTAATTGTTCGAAAACACCTTCGCTCATACCTTTAAACACGTATCCGTAAGTTGACGCTATTTTACCATCCACGTAAGGTGTATTGTTCCAGTTGACAGCATAGATGTTGACAAGAACGTTCCCAGTATGACCGTCACCACCAAAATACATAGCTGAATGGGTAAACCTTGTAATTCTGATATCTCTAAAATGAGTAGAATATACATGAAAACCATCAGTATCGGAGTTGAAGAAACCAGATGTTACACTTCTGATGTATAAACGCTCGAATACAGCCCCATCGTTTACCGATCCTGTTGTTAGAATGCCTACACCATTAGGGACAGTTTGATCGCTAGGTAATCCAAAATGAGCAAGCCAAACATCGGCGACATAAGGTACACTTTTCACTTTAATAACTGCTTCAGCGTTTGTATATTGATTGATAATGGATACTGATCGACCTTCACCCACTAGACGACCGCTACCAACATCTAGTGCGATGGTAATAGCATAAGTCCCTTTAGGCACGTACGCGACTTTATTGTCTAACAAACAAGATTGAATCGCACACCAGTCGATTTCTAAAGACTGCCAAGCTGTCGTTGTTGGATCGACACCCACAGATGTCAAATATGCATCTGTTAATTGAGGATATTTAATTTGTAATGCGGCTTTAGTCGTGTATGTCGGATACACCGCATGTCTCGCTCCGTCACCAATAGCACCATACTTTTTATTTTTAACGTTAAACTTTATATTGGCTTGGTCTTCGATATCGTTCAACCATTGGGATAAACTTACGTATGTGTTATTGGTTAAGGCGCTTGACCGATTACCCGTTTTATCTAGTTCTGCTTGTAACCCCGATACCTCAGAAATGGAATGAGTGCTTGGGTGAGTGTATACAGGCGTCTCTACACCGTCAATAACAATCTTACCATTCGTGGCACTCCCTTGGACAAGGGAACCCGTCATAGATCCTTCAGGTAAAGGTTTCGGTTCGAACTTTTGTAGACTTTCATTATAAATGAGAGCATATCCATTTATAGCCCCTTCTACAGAGAGCTGGTCAGCAGTTTGTTTAGCTTTTGAGAACGCTGTAATCGGCTTCATATTTCATATCACGTCCTTTTGCTGTCATTTTGACTATTTTACTGATAGATGACACCACTAGCGGTTAGTGTTAATTTAGCTTGGCTTAATGTACCGGTTGCATTGGCTGCTCCAATATTGGAGCCTCGTTGTACATAAAATCCATAAGTACCTGCACCAGTTGCATTAAAGTATGCGGCGTTTACAGTACTTCCTTCGAATGCATCAACACCATAGATGGTACAACCTGTAGCGACAGAACTTCTTGCATTAATTCTAGATGCTCTTGTTGCGAAGAAACCTTCTTTACAAGAATTTGCTTGTGAATACTCAGCAGTAATAGTACTACCGTTTTCGGCACGATATCCATAGTTAACACAGCTATTAGCTTTAGAGTTATTAGCGCTAATAGTAGAGCTATCGAGAGCATAAATGCCAGTGTCTGTACAATTGGAAACGTCAACGTTATCACAAGCGATTGTTCCAGAAGATGCTGCATAAATACCTATTCTACATCCTGTTGCTGTTGCTGAATCAATGAATGAGACTGTCGAACCATTGGAAGCATGTACACCAATATCCGAACCATCTACTGGTAATTCAGAAGCATCGATTTGAGAACCATAAGAAGCTATTACTGCATACTCAGAACAGCGCTTAGCCCCATCTTTAGACCATTCATTAACATGATAACGAGCGTTAATACGACCACTGTGTAAAGCATGGTAGCCACGTTGAGAATCGGACACACATGTTTCCCTAGCGTTTACAAAAGAAGCGTCACGACTACAAACAGCAGTACCACTAGCATGAGACATATCCGATTGGTAAATATCTGCTTGTGAACCCCAAATCACATATACCGCATAGTCGCCTGTGCAATATTGAAGTTGAGAACGAGCACAGCGTATCGTAGAACCATAAGTCGCCATAAAAGCACGACCAGTACAGTTCTTAAAACTCACACCAGTTACAGCACCACCACCAGTTCCTCCACCACCTTCTGTTAAACCTTCCATATAGCAGAATGCTTCAGAACCATAGTAAGCTCCTAAACCACGCTCAGCTTTATTCACACCTGCACCTGGAAGTAATTGTACTTTAGAACCATGTGCTACTGTAATACCGTCATACTTCGTATTAGTACCTTCAGTTGTGTACTCGAACAGACATCCGATTGTAGGAAGAATTGCTTTATCAGAACCATAAAATGCCGGTTTACGAGATTCAATTAACACTTGAGTAATAGCGCTCTTTTGAATAAACACTACTGGGTCAACACTTGTTATCTTAATCCATCCCAAGTCAATACCTTTAACATGAACCTGTTCACTCATGACAAATCCTGTTAATAGTTTCAACTCAACATTCAACCCACTCTTAACATAAGAAGGGTATTTTCTACTAAGGAAGACTAATGCTTCGTTGATTGTTGGGAAGTCACCACCAGTACCCACAGTCACTTGTAGGTTGGTATCAACGAGTTCTTTTAAATCATCCATCTTATCCAACTCGGCTTGTAGACCTGATACCTCGGAAATGGAGTGGTTACTAGGATGAGTATATACTGGAGTTTGCACGCCATCAATAACGATCTTACCGTTTGTTGCGCTACCTTGAACAAGAGAACCAGTCATAGTCCCTTGTGGTAATGGTTTCGGTTCGAACTTTTGTAGACTACTGTTATAGATTAAACCATAACCGTTTGACGCACCGGCTGTGGATACTTTTCTGTCATTTTTATTAGCTTTTGAGAAAGCCGTAATTGGTTTCATTGGTTGCCTCCTTTGTCGTTATTTTGACTAATATTAGACACCGTACATAAAACTAATTTTACCGATTAACTCAGTGTTATTCTTAACGCCTAAAATCTTGATGTTACCACCGTTATCGGTATATACCAAACATGGTTGATAGTTTCCTGAAGAATCCTTGTAGGTAGCCACTTCATAAGGAGGTGATTGTGTTTGAATGCGGTAAGGACTTGGAACCGTCATGATAGTAGTCGCATCGGTTATCGTACCACCTGTAAGAGCGAAGTTAACATGAACCATCCTTCCTTCTACCTTATAGGCGTTACCCTTACCTGAAATCGTAGTCCAACTGTTAGCTCCAGATAACGTGCTATACACATATGGAGGGGCTACTAATTTATCGCTAGACGTAGGATATGTGTAAGTTGTGCTCAGGATTTCAACTAGTTGTTTGTTCCCATTTAGGAAATACATAGTCAAATGGGCATAGTCTAACCCACCTAAAGCCAACACATACCAATAGTTAGTATCGCTATCTATATAAATTCTCCAATCTTTCAATAAGTTACTGATGGAACCAACGCAACTATGAACACCGGCACTTGCATATGTTTTAAGCGTTAGAATACAAGAACCGTTTGAAAGAGGTGAACCACCACCGCCTGCTGTTAATAAGAAAGTGATGTTCTTTGCTTCGGGTTGAGTAGGGTCTTTCTTAATTCTAATCAATCTTGTAGCTTGAGTCTCCATATGATAAACGGGAGAGCGCATGAAGTAGTTAGTCTTAACAAATCCTCCTTCATTAGCTAATTCCACAAGACGTTTTAATTCCATTTCGGTAGACATATATTAAACACCCCCATCAATAAAATACTTTTTCAAGATATCAAGTGAAGCTTGTTTATTATAAGGAGAGAATGAGGTTTGATAATCCCACCCAAATATATAATCGATTTCTTTGTTGTCGAATAGAGCTAAAATCATACCTTCCCAGAACTTTCCAGCGATAGCTCCATTTCCATTAGGTGTTGCTGGGTCCCAATCCCATTTTGCAGGACTTCCTAAAGCGTCAAGATAGTCAGTACAACCTACCTCAGAAATTATAAGCTTTTTGGTTGGATATAACTTTCGAAATGATTTAAACTTACTAACCGTTACATCCCATGTTGAAATAGTTTCAAATAAAGGTGTGTTTAGTTGTGAGTTATTTCTAACAGATGGGTACATATTAACCCCAAAGTAGTCTAGGTTATCGGTGTGTAAACATCTGTCTGCTTCATCCATACCTAAGAATGTGAAACCAACTTTATAACCTTTAGACTTAATTGATGTGATGACGTTTCCTAAATCAGTTTGATGAGTAACTGAGCTAGTTACTTCAGGGAATTCGTTAGAGATAGACATATACTGAATTCCTTTACCTACAAACTTATCGGCGATTCGCTCACACTGTTGTTTATACTGTGTCCAATAAGTCGCGTAATCAGTGATATCGGTAGCAAAATCATACTTATGGTTAGTGTGAATCTTTACAGCCCAAACACTCATTCCTAATTCAGCAATCTTAGCAAGAGTATAATCCACCTTCGCCTCACTGTGACCTTTTGCTGGTAAATCATACTGGACACAAATTAGATTTTTATTAGCATCTAATGTTAAGTGAAATACCAACATGATAGGTCTGTTTGGAATCGCGCCCAACTGAGTCCCAAGAATAGAATCGATACTAGCATTTGAATACGCACCATTCGCATCACCAGTTGAGAAGTTGGAACCGAAAGTGGGTTTAAATGTGTTTTTACCTTTATTGATACCTTGTTTAGCTTTTGAGAATGCTACTATAGGTTTCATTGGTTACCTCCCTACTAAATTGATAAAAGGGGCGGATATCGCACCACCCCTCCAAATATTATTGTAAGTACCAAGTTCCTTTATAGAAGATGTGTACTTCACCAGTGTCAACGATAAGTAGATCGTCACCGTCTTCAACACCATCATCCACTACTGTAGGTTTTGGTTCAGCCGCTAGTCGGTAGAAGCTACCAGTAAGTTTAGTAGCTGTTTTAGGCATTGGTTTACCAGTTTTCTTATCCAATTCCATTGCTTGCATGTAGTCATCAGTTTGATCGTAATTAGTCATTATTAATCGCTCCCTTTTTTGTTGTTATTTTGACGTTATTAAGCAAGAATAGCTCCAAATGGTTGCCAGTCAGTACCGATAACTTGACCAGTTCCAGTTGTTAAGCGAACCCATCCAACGTATCCACCCTTTACAGGGAGTGTATTGTAATAGATATCGCTTTTCTTCCATGAACCTGTGGCTGTAGAAGGATCAGTGCCATAAGCAACCCTTCTCCAATCACCATTTAAATATGTTCTTTGAGCACTCGGAGTTACAGAAGTATCAGTATATATCGTTCCATCCTGAGCCCATGGTGCTGCTCCCAATTGTGCTGGATGGAAACCGAAGTTTCTAACGAATAGATTTCTTCGTACACGCATGTCATGATCGGCACCAACATCAAACACTACTGTTTCGGAACCACCACTACCATGTATGAATTGTGCTTTACTACCTGCTGCATCTGCTACAACACGACCTAACTCCCAATATTCATTTGTGATATCAAGAGGAGTCAACTTAAGACCAGCAGAAGAAGCACCATAGCCCTGAATGTCCAACCTTGGCATAGCTGCTTCTCTATTACTGATTCGTTTAGCAGAGTTCGAAATGCCACCTCTTATGTTAATTTGCGTAGCAGTTGAATCAACCTGTACTGGATAAGGCGAGATAGTATTAGCGCCATTCTGATTGTAAATATGAACATATAGTTCGATATCAACACTAGTTCCTGTGATGTAAACGTATTTATTGATTTTAGCCGCTGTAGTATCGATTGTTCCTGTATGTTCCAAGAACAAGGCACCGCTAACTGAAGTACAGTTTGTAAACTTAATTTGTTGAGGTAATGTTGAACCTGAGCTACCTTTAGAACAAATGTTTACACCATTCAAATGAATAGCTACAGCATCATTAAATTCTAGGTGTGTGTTGTTTGAAAACACTGATTCGAATTTACAATCTGTAAAGAACAGCTCGTTAACATTTAATCCTACAGTTCTAAGAGCTGTTCCACGATAGGACTCATGTCTATTACCAATGAAGTGAACTTCGTTACTGAACTCTCCGCCGTTTCCAGATTCCAATTCGATAGCTGCTAATGTACCATCAGTACTTCCACACCACTCTGTAAAGAAGTTTGTGAATCGAGAGTCCATTAGTTCTTTTGCATAGAAAGCACGTCCAGTCGTTCCAAACAAGAATACATTATTGAATTTAATATCAGTAGCGTAAATGAATTGTACTAAATCAGACGCTAAATCGTTACCCTTGATTTTAAGATTATTGATCGTAATACTCTTCGCATTAGCCGCGTTACCTGCTAATATAGATTCTCCTTGAGCTTTGAATACAGTAACGTCAGAAGTTCTTACTAGAGTCGAACCTTCGAAACTACCCTTCATCTCGTAACATTGACCTTCGATTGTGATGTTAGATGGTAGATTGACTGTCGCATTAATTAAGAACTGGCGATATGGGATGAACACACGGTTGATCTTGCTAGATTTAGCATAATCAATAGCTGCCTGAAGTGCTGCTGAATCGTCGGTAGCCAATTGCGTCAATCCACTATCTACATACCATTTCTTATTGGATGAATTATAATAGTTGGCATTACCTTTCGCGTTGAAAGGAGGGAGCATGATATTTACAGCACGCTCATTTAACCAATTTCGCAAATCATCAACGCCTTCAACCACACTTGCGGGCAACCAATCCAAATCTGCCGGATCTCCCATTTTGTCAAGCTCAGCTTGTAAACCAGATACTTCTGAAATAGAATGCGTACTTGGATGAGTATAAACTTGAGTCTCTACACCATCGATAACAATCTTTCCGTTAGTCCCGCTACCTTGAACAAGAGAACCAGTTGATGTTCCCTCAGGTAGAGGTTTTGGTTCGAACTTTTGTAGACTGCTGTTATAGATTAGCGTGTGTCCGTTTGTTAAACCTGTTGTTGAAAATAGTTCCGATATCTTCTTACCATTCAAAAACGCCGTTATCGGTTTCATTTCTCACTCTCCTTCTCTTTACCTTTTAGAATTGCAACCGCATTTAAAAGCTGTGCTGGTAGTGGAACGCCCATTCTACCAGCGTTTTCAACAAATGATAACAGTTCATTAACAAGGTAAAACAAGACAGCGCCATCCATTATCATTTGTCCATCATACATTCCAGAAGTTGCGAAAGATTTATCGATTAGGTGACATACGGCAATGATGAATAGGATATATGCCTTTCTAGCGATTCCTTTACCTCCGACCCTGCTGCTCAACTTACCTTCGATGTAGGACGCTAACAAACCAGTTACTTGGTCGATAACCATGAAGTAGAGCAGTATTGGAAGCAACCCAGTCCACCCCCCGTATAAATATCCTACAAAACCGCCAAATGCTGAAGTGATGATTTTGAATGTTGTTTCCCAATTCATGCTTTCTTCCCCCTAGTTTCTTTTTATTTATGCAGTTCTTTTCCACATATATACAGTGATATATGGTTGTAAGTTGTTATGCGCTTGTCCGCCACCTGTAGATCCAGTATTTATAGATGTTAATTGAGTGTTGTATCCAGTTCCTTGAGCGATACTACCAGATACCCCACCGTAAGCGTAATATCCAGCAGTATCTGAAGCGGCGTGTTTATGCGCTGGCATCTCAGCTACAGTTAACGTATGGTTCTTTTCACCGCCAGTTTTCTCAACAGTGTTGAATGATGTATCGTTCGTATCCACACCAACCATAGTTCTACCTGCCCCGAATGCTACCCAAGTTCCACCAAATATAGCAGATGGGTTTGCAGAGTTTACTGACGTATAGATAGATCCTACTGGGTATACTCTCAAAAATACACCATCACGATCCGCATTCAAACGTTCATTTAAACTACCATACAAACCTCTTGCTTGTGTAACTTCCAAATTCGCATTCCCAGCTACAGCAGCATCAGTATAAACTGCCTGAACAGCATCAACCATAGCTTGTCTAACGTCTTTACCGTAGATAGCATTTTTAATTCTATCCAACGCTTCAGTAAAGTTCATACATTACACGCCTCCTTTAAGTTGCGATACGTCTTGAGCCAATGCATCAATAGTCTCTTGTTGTCTCAATTGAGTCAATTCTATTTCTGCTATCTTAGCTTCCTGAATTTTATCCTTGTAAAATTCATTGTAGAAACTATCCAACACTTTAGCGATAGCTTCATCGTCAGTTAAAGTACTAAGGTCGCCTGGATATTGATACGATATTTGAGCGTAGGGTTTAGCACTCTTAAATACGATTATAGAATAATCACCTAGTGTTGTTATCGTTACTGTAGGCATTATGTCATCTCCTATCCTAATATGGTCACACTAAGTTTACTAGCTGAAGGTATCGGGGTCGCAGTCGTTACGATTATACTATTAACACTAGTGTAATCTATACTAACCACTTCCTTTTGACGATAAGGCGTAGAGGTATCTCGAATACTAACGACGACATCTCGTGTTCCCATATTGTGCGTTATCGTATATGACGTGGATACATCGTCACCAATAGTCGCTATATACTTCTTTGTGTAGTACGTAGGTAATGCGTCAAGCTCGTCCTCAATATTATCCAGTCTTATATTTATAGTCTGTAAATCTTGAGGTAATGTGCTGACACTAGAGCTTGTGACAGTATTTTGAACGCTGGATAAACCGGTTGAAAGACTGCTAATGGCGGACTTTTGTTGAGTTACTACGTTTTGAAGATTAGCATAATTTTTACTAGCAATTCTTTGTTCTCTCTGGTAATCTATTAGAGTTTTGATTTTGTCACCTATCGTCAACGTGCTATTAACTGGGTTAACTATATCAACAGACTTACCAATGATGCGAATCCATTCATTAATAGACATAATAGGATTCACAACTTTATGTCTATTGCCAACGATATACTCCTCGACACCTTTTCCTATTTTGAATAGATCAAGAGCTTCTACTGTAAACTGTTGGAGTACTATTTTTTGATTGTTCAACCAGTCGATACCAGCGTTTTTGAGAGGAGTCCAACCTGTAATGTCATCAAATACTACAGTACCAGTTTGGATTCCAAATTCAGCTACTAAATCGCTTCTTTCAACATAGATTAAACCACCGTTGGCTGATGCAATAGTAGTACGTCTTTCATTATCGGTCTGATCTTCTGTAGATATGGTTTTACCTAATGGTATTAAACGAGTGATTATATTGGACGGATCTACCTTCTTGGTCACACTTTTAAGATTTCTACTTATTCCAATGTCTTCTACGCTATCGTACCCTACGGATTTAACATAATCTATGTAGAGTAGACTACCGACAGTTCTAACCTGAATCTCTCCTCCAACCGCATCCAACAAATTAGATTTTATCTGATCGTAAGATGAGTTTTCTGGAGTTATAAAAGCAGTAATGTTACTGGAAGTCGTACTATCGGTTGATAACACATTCCCATTTTTGTCTATAACTTTTGCTAACGATATAACTCCTAGTTGGAACTGTTTATACGTTTCGACCTGAGCATTATGACTAGTTATCATAGCTATAAATAAGTTCTCAGGTGTTCCAGTAAAATCGGTATACGATTGACTACTGTCGTGAAGGTATCCTAAGACACCCTCACAAATAGCAGTCTTACTATGCACGCCATCAGTCGTCATAGTATCAGCGTAGTTAAGCAATCGACCACCAAACTCTAAATAGTTATTTTTAATATTTCTAACTTCTATTAAAGTTTGCATTGGTTTAATATGACCATACCCTACATTTGTAAAAGGTATTTCCATATCAAAACTATCGATGTTGTTAATCCCCTGATTGATAGTGCCGCTAGTCAATTTAGTACCATCCGTAAATGAGTTATGAATGACTATAGGATCTGAGTCAGGGGTTTCTCTTAACAAAACCACATACATTAGATCAACTCCTTATAAAACTCGAAGTCTACAGTATGGTCATAGTTCAGTCCATGATACACTCTCAGATTACTCACACCAGATTTTAATTGGAATATATAATTGACTGGATTAGTGCCCACAAAATTATAAACTATTCCTGTATCCAGATTTTGAATAGATACTTTTGGAGAGTACGCACTATCGTTACTACTAAACGTTAGTCCTGGATATACTGCTGGTGTTCCAGGATTGATTAGAGTCACGTCAACATATTTATTACAAGCCTGTATAATATCTTGTTCGTAAATTGGATCAGCGAACCCTTCAATCATATACGTTCGTTTGCTATAAGAATATTGTGTTATATCTTGTTTTGACAACACTTTACCACTTATGCCAACGTAACCGGTTAGGTTGTTGAATATACCACCGACAGTCGTATTAGCCCATGCTCCAATGGTAGCCACAGAACCGATTGCTAATTCCTTGTAATCAGCTTGAGATTTTGGAATAGCGAAGTCCGTTACTTGGGATACGTCAAATAAGAAATTGAAATCATCCCAAATGTCAGACCCCTCTTTATCATTAGCAACCATGAACGGATACGCCGTGAATGTTACTTCTAAAAATCCGTATGTCCAATTCTCAGTAAAACTAGCGCTACCTTCAACTTCGGCTAAGAAATGCATTCCTGGATAGAACTCATCATATAATGGTTGTTTACCACCGCTATTCATCAACCAGTTAATTAACAATGTCTTTACCCAGTTCATCTCGTCCTTTGTTTTTATAGCTCTGTTGGCAATGTTGAACGTGTACTTTAGAGAGCGTTCTTCGTATGTTTGTGAACCGAACAGCTCGCTATAATCATACGACACATTACTAAAAGGAACCGTTAATTTCGTTTTCTTCTTATTAGGAATACCAATTTCTCTATTAGGAGACATAGTGATTCCAAAGTCATTATAGGAATGTTTACCTAGATACGTTATACCACTAGGCATCAGCTAACCCCCTTTCCGCTTTCATATACTTGAGGTCATAATTGTCGATTACATTCTTAGTGACTGATTGTCCAAGAACTTTATCGTTAACAATCAAATACACAGGTTTGTTAGGGTCGATTCTAGCAATGTTATCTTTAATGTCTGATAGCAATTGTCTAGACACACCATCGTCTGTCTTAGTAAGGTTAATGTCGGCATTTTGACGGTTTATAGCTCTCGTGGCATTAATGTTACCAGTAGTAACGGACGTATTAGGAACGACATTCACTGGTTTTAATGAACCGAATTTACTAGGGTCTACGCTATCATAATCGATGACCGCTTTAAAGTGTAGTTCATTATCGCCGTCTGGAACATCAAATCCGTCTAAGAATTGGTTGAGTGAATCTTTGGCTGTCATAGCTAAGTTCTTAGCGCTTTTGGCTGCAAGATTAGTTTTATTAGCAATACCAATAGCGAAACCTTCACTGAAGAATCCACCATCTTTCATCATCAATCTTGAAGGTGAATGCATATCTAACCAACTTGCTACCGCATTCTTAGCTCTCTGAGCCAAACTAACCGCCGCGCTCCAAACACTACCGCTTGAACCACTAATACCATTTGCGAACCCTAGACCAAAGTTAGTACCAGCAGAACTCATATCAACGGAACTAGCTCCAGATTTACCAGAATTAGCTAAGTTAACACCATTAGAATGTGCGGTACCTGACATACTACCTAAACCAGATGCGAACTGTCCGCCTTTAAGACCACCAATAGATCCAATATCAACACCCATTACTCCACCATGAGCAGATTGACCAACTGTCGAACCCGCCGAACTAGCTTGACCTGATGTACCACTTAAAGCTCCTGCAAAGTCTATACCCTTATCTTCACCAGCCTCTTTAGCCTTGAAAGCTTCTCGAACAGCTTGTTCACCCTTAGTACCTACCGTTTTCATAGCACCTTCAACGCCAGGTATCCAACCGAATAGAGCGGATATCACTTGAGCACCAGCTTCTATGAATAGTATTAGTATTTCACCTAGTAGTTCCATTATGGCTGATACTAATTGCTGTCCATTATCTCTGATGGCTTGTGACATACCATTTATTAGATCAACTATGAATCTGATAGCAGCATCTAATATGGTAGGTATAGCAGCACTTAATCCATCAAGAAGTTGTACGATTATTAACGTACCCATTGCAATAAATTCTGGTAAATGGTTGACTAGTGCTGTTAATAGACTGTCGATAAGAATAACGAGAGCGTTAACCACAGCGGGTATTAATAACACAATACCATTTATCAACGCCAATCCGAGTTGCACTATGAAGTTTACTGCTGCTGGTATCAAACTAGCAAGACCTTGTAATAACATTCCTAAAGCGGCTACGATTGCTGCTACTGATGTGGCGGTTAGGGTTGCTAAAGATGCTAGACCTAGAGCGAATAATCCAATTCCAGCCCCAACTGCTAATACAGCAACACTCATGGCTAATAGAGCAGCGGCGAAACCTAACATTGGAACTACTGCTGGACTCAATAGTAAAGCGGCTCCAGCGATAAGTAACAGTCCTCCACCAAGTCCAACGAACCCTTTAATCAATTCACCCCAAGACATATTGGCAAAGTTTCGAATTGGAATATAGAGAGCGTTAAGCGCAACAGCCATGATAGTAATTGCGATTGCTCCCATTAGACTACCGTTCATTAGCTTAGCAGCACCTGCCACAGCGAGTAGTGCAATAGCAATAGCCCCTAATCCTTTACCCAACTCAGTCATAGACATACCGCTTAGGACTTTTAGAGGAATGAGAAGCATGTTAATTGCGGCGGCGATTAGTACTATACCGGCACCAGCTAATAACAATGTAGGACCTTTTACGAGTCTGGAGAATAAAACTATCTCACCTAATATGATTGCAATTGACGTTAGACCTTTTGCTAGTCCTACAATGTCTACAGAAGCCAATCCTTTAATAGCAAATACCATTAGGTTTATAGCTCCTGCTATGGCTACTATCGCTAATGCTGTACCAACGCTAAGTTTAGTTTTATTAACAACCTTTAAGAATAATGTTAGTTCTGCAAATATGATAGATAATGCCTCTATTGATTTGAATAGATCCCCAGCCTTAATATTAGACATAGTCTTAACTGCCGACGCTAGAATATAAATGGAAGTCGCTAAAGCTATAAGTTGAAGTGATCCTACTTTAACTTTCCCACCCCATTTTGATAAAGCTATGAGCGCAACAGATAAAGTACCTACAGTGATTATCAACCCTTGCATTCCCTGTCTAAGTTGTTCTGGATTAAGATCGGATAGTCTCTTAAGAGCACCCGCTAGTATTGAAACAGCCGTTGCTAATGCTATGATTGTAAGGGATGCTTTAATACCACCAGTAACTTTAAACTTATCCATAATCATCATTCCAGCAATCATAACTCCGAGTGATAGAGCCAATGCAGTAATGCCTTTAGTGATATCATCAGTCTTAACACTCTCAAGCGTTTTTAAAGACGCTGCTAATATACCGATTGCTATGGCTATTAACATTAGGTTTGCTATTTTAACACCAGCCGCGAAGTTATTAATAGAATCACTGATTCCCTCGAATACTTCTTTAACGCTATCGACGATATCACCAGCGTTACCAAAGAAATCCATGATCTTTTTAACAACTAAGAATAAACCTACTAAGAATCCAGTTCCAACGGCGTCATCCATTCCGATATTACTGAAGGTATCTTTTATAAATTGTCCGATTGGAGCTAGTTTAGAATGAATCCAACTAACGACTTTACCTAGACTACTGATTAGGAAACTACCCAATGTACCGACTAGTTGTAGAGAAGCCGAAATACCTCTACCTAGAGCGTTAAATACTACACCTAGTCCATCGATAGTTTTGGTTAATCCGTTTCCGGCTTTTAGAGATTTGTTAAACTCGATAGCTACTCTAGCAATCTTAGCTAGGAAATCAAGAACACCTGCACCAGAACCAGGAGGTATTATCTGTAAGAATGCTCTAGCCACTCGTTTAGTAATTTCAATTGCCGAACTGAATACTGAGAATATACCTTGAAATATGGTTGTAAGATTAGCAGCGGGTCCAGTACTCAATTTCAAACCAGCGGTAAAATCTTTGAATCTCTGAGTTAAAGCTACAATCTCGGCAGCACTCTTTGGTGGAAATACTCGCCTAAACCCGTCACCTACAGATTGAAATACTTGACCAAGGACTTTTGCAATGTTTCCAAATCCTGAAAACATGTTTTGTACTCCGCCTAATGTATCAATGTCATTAAGTAACATATTACGTGCATCAGCACCGTGTTTAAACCATCCACCAATTGCGTTAGACATGTTTGTCCAGAATGCTGTAGCTTGGTCGAAGTCACCGAATACTATTTCCCAAGTTTGCGCCCATCCTGAACCAACACTCTCTTTAAGAGCACCCATCATACCTGTAAAGGTTCTAACGGATGTAGCCGCTTTGGTCATAGATTCGTCTTCACCGAACTTCTTCAATGTTGCTAAGAATACTTCGGATGTCAACCAACCATCAGCAATAGAGTTTCTAAATCCGTTAGATAAGTCGACGTTCTTACCCATTGCTTTAGCGGTTGCTACTAATGCATCTTGAGTCTTTTTACCAGCCATACCAGCATTTACTAGCGAGTTCCAGTCTTCCAGATTAAGTTTACCAGAAGCCAAAGCCTGTGATGATTGATACATGGCTGTGTTCAACTGATTAACGTCTGATCCCGATGCTGCCGCTAAGTTACCTAAACCCTTGATAGCAGTTGCCGAATCCTCAAGTGTTACACCAGCCGCTGTAAAACGTCCAACGTTCTGAGTCATTTGCTCGAAGCTATAAATAGTATTATCGGCGTAGTCGTTAAGTACTCCTAGAGTTTTCTTAACATCATCTAATGTACTACCAGCCCATTCAGTGTTGGCGAGCATTGTTCCAATCGCACCGATTTTAGTCTCATATTCATTGAAACCATCGGTTAACGGTTGGAATGTGAAACTGTTAGCCATTGTTAAGCTGGCATCTAAAATCCTATTAGTGATATTAGAGATTACAGTTGCCGCTACTACACCCCAGGCTGAGAACCTACGAGATATACTTTCTACTTCGTTACCTATCCTATCTAGCTTGATACCATTAGCTTTCTCACCTATAGCACCAATTTCTTGCGTGGTTTTACCCAAGTTAATATTGCCTAGTTTACTTAAGGCATCACGTATCTTACCAAATATAGTGGTTGTCTCGGCGGCTTTTTGTTTAAAGTCGGAGTTGTCGAGCTTCATTACTACAATCTTTTCATCGACCGGACGCCCTGCCATTATTTAATCAACTCCTTTACTATGGTGTCACCAGCGTGTTTCCAAACCGATTCCATAGATCTCTTAATATATGGTCTTGCTGGGACGTAACCACCAGTACCTGTACCGTAACCTTTATCAATCGCTACTGCTAGGTTGATATTCTCATCGGAGTGGGCACCGTTAGACCATGCTATTTCATTATGTGAAATTGTAGCTACCCATCCTGAGGCGGTTTCTCCAGTGTCTCTTGGCGTGTTCGAAGATAAATTTCTTTCACCTTCACCAGCAATTTGAGTAAGAGCCATTGCAGGAGCACGATTAGATACATCATCAAGCCATTTACGAACTGCATCGAAATCACCCTTACTTTCAAATCTTACCTCCATAGGTATACACCCCTACCACATTGATTTTTGTTTACCAAATAGTGAACGGAGTACATCTTTCGCTGGTCGTTGAGATAAATCCATGCTATTGCTTTGAAGTGATTTAACTAGTTCATGCATGGTCATCTTCTCTAAACGATCACCAGCAATATTCCATTCAATAGCTGGAGTACCCATATACTTATAGAAAGTATCCCATAAGTCTTTATCCATATACGAGCAAAGCTCGAACATAGCTTGAATCACCTTGACAGTATTACCTTGAGCACCCATCTCCCAGATACGTTGTTTGAAAGTGGATTCTCCTAGAGTCAAGAAGTTGAATTGATAGACGAAGTTGTTCATCTTAGCGGAAACTGGCATAGCTGCTCTAGCGACTTGTGGAGTCTCACCTTGCTTCAAAAGAGATTTATACTCAGCCATTGATAGTTCGATAGAATGTCGCACTCTCCACTCATCGATCATCTTATCACTTGGCATTGTGAAGTCATCCGAAACCAATGCTCGATTACCACCCGCTGCTCTCATGTTAGCTGTGGAGTAGGTAATTATATGGTCATAGACTTCTTTTGAAACATCCACAAATTCAAACTCAGCCATTTCACCACGGTAGATCTGTAGAGCATGTCGCTTACGAATGATTGATAGTGGTCTTCGAATATTACCTCTATCCTTCTTACCTAAATAGATAGCCGCATTTCTAGCTAGATGTTTTCTTTCAGGGTCTGAATATCGGTTCAATATTACCTGAAACGTATCACCTTGATAAACTGGATTACCATCCTCATTGATAAATATTTTACTCATTTTGTTACCCCCTTGATTTCATTTGTGCTTTTCTTTGTGCATTAAGTTCTTTGTTCTGTTTGAGTATGTCTTGTTTGCTCATCTTCTTAGGAGGAGAATTATGTGAGGATATAATCCGAAGTATTACAAGGAGTCGGTTTAAGTTTCGATTCTCAAACTCCAAAGGAACACTAGCCGCAAACATCATTGCATATAACTCTTCAGAAGTATAAATCTTAGATTTACTAGACGTTTGGTTACCATTTTGACTGGATGAGAATGTGGTTGCAGTATGCGACTGGGCTATGTAGTCAGATAATAGTTTCTGAACCCCATCAGTTAGGAATCGATCCTCAACTGGGTCTAACGCCATAGTCTTGTAGAAGTCTATAACTTCATCTTGAGTCAACTCACCTTTTAGAAATGGTTTTTGCCACTTACCCTCCCAATTGTAAATCGCTTTTAAGGAGTATTCGAATCGTACAATCCCACCTTTATCGTACATAAACTGGTTGGTAGTCTCGTCGTAGTATTCAGCAGTACCTAAATCAATTGTTATCATGTCGTTCACACCTCCAATAAAGGAAAAAAGTAATAGGCTATGTTGACGAGACACAACCTATTACCAACTCAATATGCCCGATAAAATTTGCAGATAAAATCGGAAGTTTGGTTATGAGACATTTGAAAGGATAACCACAACTATTTAAGATACAAAGTTGATATGCACCAAGTGTCCCATGATAAAATTAAATGCCATACAACCTAGATACTAACTAATTAACTATTGACGATAGGCGCCGCACCATTAGGAACGACTTGTGGAGCTACTTGATTCTTCCGTGCTTTACCGTTGTCAGCAACACCTTCACCAAATCGACGAGCCAAGTCTGGATTGGTAAGTAGCTGCTCAAACAACTCAGCATAAGCTTGTGAGTATTCAAACTGCTCACGTAACTCTTTAGACTTGTGGAAAGATTTGCCATCAGACGTCTTAACACCATAAGAGTTAAGAACCATCTTCTCAATGAAGTCCATCATCTTCTTAAGGTCTTGGTTATCCACCAATTCCTTGACGAAATCGTTAAGTGGTTTACCAAGTTCAGCCTCAAGACGAGTTACTTCAGGAAGAGATAAGTGGAAAAAGAAGTCTTCCTTTCGTGGGTTACCATTAAAGTCAGTATATTCAATATTGTGTTTAAACATCTAAATCATCCTCCTCAGGGAATTGTAGTTATTTTGACGCTATTAAGCGCCTGCTGTCATAGTGATAACTTCTTGAATAGTTGGTAGTGTCGGCTCAAGAGTTGCAGTTCCGTATAGCTTGTCCGTTAAAGCTGTCCAGTCCGCAGGGTCAACTTTAGATTTATCGATAACGATACCAGAAGAAGCATCTAACCCAACGTCAGATAAATCTACAGGTGTTGTTCCAAACTCCCATGAGAACGTGATAGCCGAAGGATCTTCGTTAACCGTTTCATAAGCACGCTCAGAAGGAGATACTTTAGCGTTATAGATAATGTGGATCTTTTCACCGTAGCTATTTCCTTGAGTATCGTTACCAACGATTGTAGACCAAGCCATAGCGAATGGAATACGAGTTTGTTGACCTACATATACTCCTGGATTAACTTCAGCGGAACCATCACAAGTTTCAAACTCTTCAGGATACGTGTATGCGTCAATTGAACCTTTAAGGTTTTCAGCAGACATAAGAGATAGATATTTCATGTTATCCGCATAGATTGGATTCTCTTCGGCTCCATCTGGGGATTTCTTAACAGATACTAGACCGTTCCAGGCAACACCTGTATTATAAGTCCCATCTGCTTTTTGAGTGAAAAGGACACCTTTGGATGTACCAGTTTCGTATAAACGTTGACCAGCTTGATCCCATTGTAACTTAGCCATTTAACTGCCTCCTAATAAAATAATGTTAAGATTGTGTGATTTAGATTATCCACTGTGTAATTTTGGTCAATTGAACAATACTGAAAGTGTGTCTCAATCGTATCAGCTACTGGACTGTCAGGATTTCTTTCGATCAACATGATTTGATAACCTTGTTTACTTAGGTATACCTTATCATTCCCGTAACTGTTGTTCTTTCCCGATTTGTTATACACAATACATGGATAAATCATTGTAATATTTGAAGGGGGTTGGAAATATACGTTAGGTAAAAACTGCAATAATTCATCATGTAATTCTAACCTAGTTCCCATTCCACAACCCTCCCAAACTAACTATAATTCTTGGTCGTTGAATTTCTACAAATGAGATTTCCCACTTACGACCATCAAGCATAAGCCACTTAATATCGTAATATTTATCGAAGGCGTACGCATCACCTAATAGAGAAATCCGATGATTAAGGGAGATATCACCGTTGACTTTACCATTATCTTGAGTGGTAGAAGACTGACGAATAATATCTCCTTTCATCATTCTAGGATTCTCGACTGGAGACCATACACCAGGAGTTGTTTCTTCTTGGGTAACATAGCCTACCAAGCCTGAGAATCTAGCCATTAGCTATTACGC